TACTGCTGTACCTATTGACTCAGGTTCGCAATATCAAGTCGTTATCAGGGCAAAGGCTGGCGCTGCTACAACGTTGAATATTCACATGTTTACATTCTCTGCCATGTCTCTTGGAACGGATATTATCACTTTCTGTACTAGCCCATCAGGTAATGATGGGGAAGTGACTACAGCAAACAGAGAACACACATTAGGCAGTGCTGTGACAATGGGTTTGACAACAAGTTTTGCCGCACAGAATACCAATTTCCTGTTTCCTTGGCTGGATAGCGGCAACGATGTTGGGACTACCTATTCACATCGGTGGGTTTGCTTTGGCTTTCAACGTGATTCAGGCGCGACTGATACAGATATTTATATTGATACTGCCATGCTGTGGAAAGAAGGTGGTATGGCATTCACTAATGCAGGAGCGCCATAGATGGCACAGTTTCTCAAAGGGCATCTGCTGACCGATACAACTAACGACGTATTGTATTACTACAATGGAGGGTGGGTATTAATACCTACTGAGAATTGGGACGGTTCTACGGTTACTGCTGGTACGATTACTACACTGACCTGTACAACGATTAATGTTTCGGGTGGTGGTGAGATAACGCTGAATAATAACAAGGCGGTTCGTGGTTTAGATACCGGCGCGGGATCTCGTCAATTAGTAAAGGTTAACACAAGTGATCAAATCGTAGTCGGTAACAGTAGCCTAGCGACAGCGTTTATAAATGCTCTGACTACTACAAAATTGTATGTAGCTGGAACCAGCGAAGTGAACGTTACAGGGTCACTTGTAACAATTGTTTCAAATGATCTTCACCTGTCGTCTGGTCGTGTAGATATAACTAACCCTGACGACGAATCGGCACTACAAGTAAACGCCAGTAGCGGATCAATGGGGAATGCTGTGCTATTCCTTAATGCCCACCGTAGTGCTAGTTCTGCGTATGACCTGATCACTGCATACTCGGGGAACACTGGCGATCTTGAGTTTAAAGTTAGAGGTGATGGTGAAGTTACCGCTGATGGATCTTTTACTGGTGGTGGTGCTGACCTGTCGGAGTTCATGGAATGGCTTGATGGCAATCCCAACAATGAAGATCGGCGCGGGATCGTGGTTACGGTTGCAGCGGTGGATGGTCACAAGTTTATTAAACCTGCTGCAGCAGGCGACCCCTGCATAGGTGTTGTCTCGACCGATCCTACTATTGTTGGTGGATCTGATGGCTTGCGTTGGCAGGGAAAGTTCAAGCTTGACGATTGGGGAATGCCGGTAATCAAAAATGTACCTTCTGTCCGTTGGGAAGTCGAAGAACGCCCACCACCTGATGAGGTTGTATCGCAACGAGCAGAGATTGAAAAATTGCTATCCGAAGATGAAGTCGATGTGGATCTGATTACAGAACTGGAAGCGGAGATCCTGCCCGAAGAAAAATGGAAAACATATACTCGACACCATGCTTACCCTGTATCTGAGATCCCGAAAGGCACAGCTATTCCAAAGAGCGCCATCTTTTATGATGAGCCGGTACGGGTGGTTTCCGATGAGTTTGATCCTGATCGAGAACACCTGACCAGAGCAGATCGACCGGAGTGGGATACGATAGGCGTGGTTGGATTTGTATTGGTGCGCGATGGACAGCCTACAGATCCGCGCTGGATAAATTTTGGAACTGTGGCAAATGGTTTGTCACGCTGGTTAATCCGTTAATGAAGGGAGTTGTATTGTGGGTGACGAAAGACGAGCAGGTTACGATGATTTTGCTTCGCTGCTAAAAGAAAGCACACGAGATATTATGAGCGTGGTCGATGCGAAGATGGAAAGCACGAATACGCAACTGCGGGAACACTCCGCCGACGCATCAAAGAGACTGGCGGAAGTCAGTGAGTCGGTCGCATTGAACCGTCAAGCGGTTAGCGCTGTCAGCGACATGGTTAAACCATTACCCGAAAAGATTGCCGCGATACAACAAGATCTTCATAACATGAAAAGCGAAAACAAAACGCAGTGGGGTTACATTACATCGGCAAAAAAGGAGATACGGGATCTGGAAGTGAAGGTTGCTGAGAAAGTTGTCGCAGTAAAGCCAGAGAAGGTAGCTGGTACATCGTGGTATAACAATGCACGAGTTCAAGTAATCCTAGCAGGCGCGTTCTTCGTTTTCATTGCTGGTTTGCTCATGCTGGCTGGTGCTGATCTGAAATCTCTACCGGCACTTATGAAATAGTGGTCAAGCATCGCTTTATCGTTTATCGGGCCGAGGATCTGAAATTAGGCTTTATCGGTCGATCCTGTAGCTTTGAGCATCGCGCACGCTCTGAGCGTTCACCAGAGGCCATTAGAGCGTATATCAAGTTAGCAGTAGACTTACGCAAGAACGGCATGAAACACCCTCTGATCACATACAAGGGATCTGTACTGGTCGGAATGCGCCGATACGAAATAATGAAAGGTTGCCTTGCCGAGTTCAATTGTGTTGAAATCTTGGAGAGTGTAGAGGATTGGTTGATGCCTGATATCAAAAGACTCAGTAAATTCAAAGACTTGCTATACGGTGCTGGCACTGTTCAGGCGTTCACAGGATGAAAAACAATTCAGTAGCTTTGGTCGAGAAGGTCTACCACCGCGAAGATCTGGAATGCGGCCTGATGATTAGTCCGGTACTCGGATGGAAACACGCGCAGTATGAAGATCGGTCGCCAGAATCCAAAAAACAATACGATCGGTTGAAAGCACACCTGATCGAGCATGGATTATTGAATCCCCTGATTACCCACAAGGGTCACGTACTGATCGGTCAGCGCCGGTTCGAAATCATGCGCGATAGATTAGAAACCTTCCTATGCCTTGAAGTAGATGAGGATATTGTCGGGGAGTGGACTTCGAGGCGGGTACCGATACTCACGCAGACAGTAAGGAAAGCGTACGCAGAACGAACGAAAGCACAGCGCGTTACAATCCCTTCAAACTTATAGCGAGGAACGACGATGGATTTTCTTGGCATTGGCAAAATGGTGGTAGGCACAATCAACGGCTTCGGTGAACGTCGAGCTAGAAAGAACGAACTGGAAGTCGCACTACATACGAAACAGTTGGAAGGGGTACAGGCCATAGATCAGGGTGTCATTGCGGCACAGTTGGGCCAACTCCAAGTGAACGCACAAGAGGCCAAGCACAAATCACTATTCGTCGCTGGCTGGCGTCCGTTTGTTGGGTGGATCTGCGGCTTCGGCCTTGCCTATAACATTATCATTAGCCCGATTCTCGGTGTTTGGATCCCTGCGTGTACACCTGAGTCCATTGATCCCTGTCTGCCGCCTGTAGATCCAAGTCTGTTGTATCCGGTTCTACTGGGTATGCTCGGCCTCGGCGCGATGCGCACTAAAGAGAAAATGGACGGTGTAACGCACCATTAATAGTTGTATACATATCCAAGAAACCACTTATAATTGCAATTAAGGCTATGGTTCGGATCTGGGTTGGAAAGCCACCAGATCGAGGTACTTAGAGTCACACTGTAACGAAGCCATATTGCAGGTTTGCCGAATCCCGTATTTCGGACGCGCAGCAAGAGGTTAGGTGCTTTTGCAGAAGTAACTTTCTTTTTTTCGTTTTCCTATTTTTCAAAGTAATTCGGTCGCAGTTAATTTCCTTCGGGTGATTAACTGCTACGGGCTTGCTTGCGAGTTCGATTCTGTAATCTAAAAAGGAAACGATTATGAAATTTAAAATAGTAACTAACTGGGCTGATGGCAATTTCTCTGATGTTTGTGTTATCGAATCAAATACCGCCGCGAATGCGCTGGAAGCATATGTCACTGAAAACGATAGTGATTTTTACAACGCTTCTGTTGATATTCAAGGTGGTAAGTTGGAAGCAACTTATTCCAACGGAGCCGTAGAAAGATTTTCTGCTGTAACGGATGATTCTGCGCATTCTTGTTTTGATACTGGACCCGACTTGGGGTGTGCAGAATTTGCACCACCATGCAAAGCTTGCATTCTTGATGGTGAAACATTCTATAAGAATGATCTCGATGATCTTGTCTTTGATGATGAACAGGCAAGAGTGATGGCAGGTGATTCGGAGTTAGGCCGATGAGTATTGATAATGAGTTGGTCGAAGTCTATGTCGATGTATACATTCAGCCAGTATCTGGTTGTGTTCCTGATCTGATTTTAGCTTCGGGTTCTGATGATGCTGATGATATACGGGACGCGATTTCGGATTACGCTGCTGATCATATTTGGTCTGCGGAACAACCGAATGATTCTATTCCTGAGATCCGCATAGCAGCAGATCGTATCGCGCATAAAGTCTATTGAGGTTGAACAAGATGGAGAAGAGGTTAATTAATGAAAATGACATTGGAACAACGCTTGGCACTGCTACGTAAATGGCAGCAGTCAGATCAAGATTTAACCTTCTATCAATTTCAGGCTACTGCTACGAAGCAATCATACGATACCTGCATAATGGTTCCGTGGTGTGGTATGTGGCTTGGCATTGAAACTGATGGTTATACCCATTCGTGAAACGAATAATCAGATGGCAGGGGGTTAGCAATAGCCCCTTGAACACCTGACTATACGGTCAGGATCAAACTTAAAAAGGAAAGAACTATGAATAATTATTCGATTGAAAATTCTGATAACTCATTGACTCAATTGCTAGAAAGGGTCAAGGCTGATGCGGAACGTCAGGTTGATTTCACCGCGCCGACTACCGATCTTCAATTGCAAACCGAAGATAACAAGTCGACTGTAGTAATAGAAGCTAACCGTGGTTTGCCAACGATGCTGTTGGAAACTAATGATGTTGCATTCGATCAGATAGCACAGCGGATTGATGTTCCTGCAAAACATGCAAGACGTTTACGGGAGAATTATCCAGCCGAGCTTGATGGATTGGTTCGGGCCATTTGGGATAAGGAACCAGAACGCAGGATGGTTCGCACCTATATGGATTCGGATCTGGAACGAAGTCAACGGTTCGGTGTTCCAGCTAATGGAATAGCACGTGCATTTGTATCTGATAAGTTCAAGACATTCGATAACAAGCATCTATTGGAAGCAGCTTTACCGCAACTGATAGAAAGCCCCGCGCAGTGGCAAGTAGTAAGCGGGAACGTCACTGATAAAAGATTGTATCTGCAATTGAAGTCACAGGTTATTGTTGGGCAACCAGCAGTCGGTGATCTAATGGCGCATGGGATCCGCTTTTCAAATTCAGAAGTTGGTCACGGTTCGATCTCGGTTGAGCAGTTGGCCTTCACTCTCTGGTGCTTAAATGGATGCACTGCTGGAAAGTCTTTTCGCAAAGCCCACCTTGGCCGAGCGATGAGTGATGCAGATGACTTCGCTAAGATTCTCAAGCAGGATACGATTGCTGCACAGAATGAGGCACTACGGTTAACCCTTCGGGATCTGATCGGTGAATATGCTTCGCGTGAATCGTTCGATGAAGCTATCGACAAGTTTGGGAACGCACATCAGAAAACTATTGATCCTTCGGTATCACCACAAGTAGTGGTCGAAAGATTGGGTGGCGTTTTGAAGTTATCTCAGATGGAAACCTCGAATGTGTTAGATGGCCTGATGAAGACTATTCAGCAACAGGGGTATGCCGGTAAGAAAATCAGCCAAGCTACTTTGGTCAACGCTGTTACTGCTGTACAGCATGTAGTTGAACCAGACGATGCAGGGTACTGGCAGAAGACCGGCGCGAAAGTTCTTGATCTACCCGCTAACCAGTGGGAAATCATTAAGGAGGCGGCCTAAGAACGAGCATCTTGAAGTAACCGCCGAAAAAGTAGCGCAGATTTGGGGTACTGCCTCAAATGAGCAACGGCTAGCCATGTGTCGGGTGGCATTCAATGACTTCATAAATGATGAGTGCTTAGACCAAGACTCGGAAGAACGAATTGAAGCTATCTGTGAACTGTATCGGAAACTTGGTGCAGCAGAAGGGTTAGAAGTAGCCGAGGGAATATTCGGTGTCGATGATGAGACCTGAACCTGATTGGTTGAATCTGTCCGAAGCGGACCGTGACGCACTTCACAAGAGTATGCAGAATGAGTTGTGTGTCGTATTCGGTTATACCGGCCCAGATTTTAGGGAAGGTCTGGAGCACCTGTGCAATATGTGTAGGCACATGGGACGCTTGGACGCACTGGAAAAGTACGATCAGCTACACTTAAAATAGGGAAACCACTTCGCCTCTGGCCTTCGGGTCAGGGGTTTTTTTTGCCTTGGATAAAGTGAGGTTGCGCCGGTAGCTAGTGAGTTATCGTTAAAAACAAATACCAGCTTGAAAATTATTTTCGGTTCCATGCCTACTGGTCTGTAGCGGATCGCAAGGCCAATTGATGGCGTTTTGGGTCTATAAAAATAGACACCTAGCGTTATTTTCGTATCGGATTCATTACGGTGCAGGTCAGTTACTCAGTCAAAACACCTGTTTTGCAGAGTTAACCAAAAGCCGTTTAGTATAATAGACATATGGAAGTAGTAATTTGTAGTTGCTCCCATCGGTAGAAATACCGTTAACCGTTCTTTAACAAAGTGGAAGCAATACCAAACTCAATTCAAAAAGGGAAGTGATTATGTTTTTTAGCTCAAAGGTAATTAGGAATCCGAATCATCCGAAAGGTTATTTCTGGTCATGCGGTTTGAGATCCATGAAGGACAGTCCGCTTTATCACCTCAAGGGTGAAGAGAGAAAAAACCTCAGGATGAAAATAAGAAAATGTTTGGAAGGTCTTGGCGGGTACTGCTCAACAGAGGCCGAAGCGTTAGCAGAGTTAGCAATAGCCAACGAGAGAGCAGGTACAGATAAGTGGTTTTATGTGTACGAATGCGTGCCACTGTAGAAATCTAAGGGGCTTAACGGCCCCTTTTTTTGCCTGAAATTAATGCTGTTGGTACAGAGGGGCTGTTTACTTTGGGCGGTTTATAATTAGAATGGCTCTATCGGTTTTAGGAATGAGGGTGCAGAAACACCCCCAAACCAACGATAATTGAATAGTTACGGCCTACTCATCAACGTGCGCGAGCACATTATACCGAGTATTCCTACCTTTTTGAATATCCAATAAAACTGTGCAGAGTGAGGCCGAAACGTGCCCCCATTGCATAAAGCGTTATCCGGATAATAGTCCACTACGGCGCACTGACTACCGGCCTAGATTTACAGGATTGTGACAGAAAGGGGACCAGAGTACTGATACTTATTGTAGACAGGAAAGGGCCGATAAAGTGAGCCAAAAAAAGGAAGCAATATGAGTGATGATCTATTTGATGCAGAATTAGCCGCCTCAGAAAAGAAAGAATCGGAACTGAAAACGATACTGTTCAATGAGTTCTGGCGGCTTTACCCGAACCGGCAAGCCAAGGCAGGAGCCAGTAAGAAGTTTATGGCACTACCCGTAGACACTATGCGGTTGATAGTGGAACACGTTAAGCAGCGGGTTATCGATGATCCGAAGTGGCGCGATAAAACTTTTGTTCCTATGCCTACCACGTTTCTGAATCAGGGGCGTTGGGAAGATGAGTATGAAACCAATGTTCCACGTGAAACAAAAAGCAAGGGTAGCAAGGCTGGAACAGAGCAGATCATGTGCGATAAGTGCAGATCCGATACCCGATCACAGCGCCACATTGATATATGTGCTGCCGGTGTTCCATATTGGGACTTGAAACTAGATGGGCAAGCGGTGAAACTAGACCCTAATTCACCAACCGGATACCGCGAGGTGATCTGATTACACTGCAAGGTGTAAGGCGCGCCCTGCTACTGAGACAAGTTTCCTTCCTTCTTGTTTTGGTAGCGGGGCTTTTTTGTGCATTTAATACTTGGAACAATATTCAACTTTTGCTAGAATCAAGTTCCAAGAAAAAGGAATGCAGCAAATGACCGATTCAATCTATCCGCACATTGTAAAAGTACAAGCCAAACTCACCGAAATTGCCAAATCACACACCGCAAAAGTCAAAGGATTAAACGCGCAGGGAGTTCCATACGAGTACAGTTTTGCCTATGCGGATCTGTCCGACATTATGCCAATCATTCGCCCGATACTTGCTGCCGAAGGTTTGGGAGTGATACACCAAATGGCAGAGGGTGTTTTGAATACCCGAATTATTCACGAAGATGGCGAGTACATTCAAACCAGCACCGTGATGCCCACGTTCTCTGATGAACAGCGCATGGGAACATGGTTAACGTATCTGCGCCGTTACCACATCACAGGGTTGTTAGCACTAGCGACCGATGCAGATGCCGATGGGACAACGCTCAGTGATCTGGATGATGCGTCACCCGCGAAGGTGAGCGAAGAAACGGCAGAGTGGTTTGCAAAGCTGAAAGAACAATACGAAATCAAAGATGATTTTATTCCCTTCATTGCAGAGGACGAAAACATAATGTCGGTCGATGATTTGCCGTTACGGTATGAGCAACGATTACGGGCGGGAGTGGCAAAGATTATCAAGCAGCGAAAAGCAGAAGGTGGTCAACGAAGTGAAGGTTAATCTAAAACAGGGAACACCCGAATGGCATGAGTGGCGGTCAGGTGGCCTTGGCGGAAGTGAGGCCTGTATCATTATGAACTGCTCACCATTCAACACGCGCCGTGAGTTGTTCTTGGTTAAGACCGGCAGAAAAGAAGCCGAACCATTTAGTGAGTGGCTGTCACGGATGGGAGCTATTAAAGAGATCGTGGGCCGCGATGATCTGTCCGAAAAGTATGGTGATGTTTTTGTACCCGCCTGTTACCAGCATGACGAACTGCCGTTTATCCGCGCTTCATTAGATGGGATTAACTACAGTGGCGACACGCTGTGCGAGTGTAAATTCGTGGGTGATGATATGTTCAAGCTGGTCACTGAAAAGCAATTCATACCTGACTACCATCACTGGCAAATGGCGCAGGGATTTTTGGCAAGCAATGCAACGAGGGGCGTCTATGTTGTTATTGGCCGATACAACCAAGTCGGGTTTGTAGAGATTGAGCGCGATGATGATATGTGTACCACGTTGCGTGAAGCCATTGTTGATTACTGGCAACTGATCGAAAAGGGAACAGAGCCAGAACTGACCGAAAAAGACACGCTGGATATGGAAGGCAACAATGAATTCCTATCGTTGATGTTGGGTTACAAAAAATGTGCAGCAGAGATCAAATCAATCACGGCACAGCAGGACGAAATCAAAACACAACTGGAAGCACTAGCAGGGAGTCACAGCGCAGCAAGTGTCGCTGGCAAGGTGACACGCTTCAAGGTCAGAGGCCGTATCAAAGACAAAGAAGTATATGCAGCTTACGACATAGCCGACGAGCAGTTAGATGATTTCCGCGCTGATGAATCCGTGCAGTATCGAATAACACCAGCAAAAAGTTTGGAGATATGAAAAACAACCCGAAGGCAATAGCAACACTGATTTTTATTAACGAGTGGACCAAGGCCAATGGCTTTGCTCCATCACGGCAGGAGATAGCCGATCACGACCATAACGGTCACCTGAACGGCGCGTCTTTTTATCTTAAACGACTAGAAAAGGATGGGTGGATATATGTTACAACAGGAAAACAAAGAGCAATCACCGTTTCAAATAAAGGACGCAGAGCAATTACCGAATCAAGAAAAGACAAAGCGTAGACCGCCTAACCACGAAAAGATCGAGGCGCTTGAGGCTGAACTTGCGGAAGTTACCAGACAAACAAATCTGCTAGTGAAGGGAATCTCAGGTCTGATGCTTTTCTTCGTCGCGGTGGTTGGTGTCACGATTGGCCTTGCTGTCGCTTACCAGTACGTTTGGTAAACCGATGAAGGTTACGCTGATGCGGAAAACAGTTGGTTCAGATCGGCTCTGGATGCCTATGGACGAAAAGGGTATCGAGATCACTGGCAAGTTTTCAGATGGTGATGTGGTGGTGGTTGATATTAAGAAGCACCGCAATCCCCACTTCCACCGTTACGCCTTCGCAATGATGAATGAGTTATACAACATGGTCGATGCTGATGTTGGTTTTGATCGCTGGCGCCAGATGCTCACTATTAAGGCTGGTTATTTTGTGCCGGTTGGTAGCGTCGATGTTGATGGTACTGTTCGCTCCGCTGTCTATCCTACGTCACTATCGTTTGAGAACATGGACGAAATTGAATTTCAAGAATGTATGGCGGGAATCCATCAGGCGTTTATTGATAAGTACGGAAGCCTAATCACATACGACAAACTTTCACATGCAGTGGGGATGCTATAGATGGCCCGAAGGTGCAGGAATGAGCAATGCAGGAAATTATTTGAGCCGACATTCTCAAGTCTTCAGGTGGCTTGCTCCCCCGAATGTGCTCATGCGTGGTCAAGGACAACGCAGGGTCAGAACCACGTAGCAAAAGCCAAGCGGAAAGAACATCGTGAAAGAAAAGCGGCACTGAAAACAAAGGGCGATTGGTTAGCCGAAGCGCAAGTGCAATTCAATAAGTACATTCGGTTAAGAGATTACGACCAGCCTTGTATCAGTTGCAATACACCACCAAACGACCGCACCAACTTTTGGGATTGTGGTCACTATCGCAGCGTCGGTGCCTGTCCTGAATTGAGGTTCGAAGAACTGAACGCGCACAAACAATGCAAAAAATGTAATCGTACAGACAGCGGTTTGTCAGGAAACATTGTGGAATACAGAATCAGGCTGACTGATCGTATCGGAGTTAGAAAATTGAATTGGTTAGAGGGGCCACACGTAATGCCCCGATTGAGAATTGAGGATATTAAATTTATCAAATCGAAATACACAGCACTGTGTAAAGCACTTCAAGCAGAGAGGGTAATTGTATGATCTTGACAAGATTTGCATATCGGACAGATAGGACACTCGGACAACTACTGGTGCCAATCAGGGGAACCAACGACTATGAAACATTCTGGACTATTGAACGGCCTTGGGAACGTAATGCCCCGTATGTATCCTGCATACCAGAGGGCGAGTATTTATTGGAGCGATACCATTCACCCTCTTTTGGATCGAATATGTGGCAAGTTGCGGCCGTTCCTGACCGAACTTATATTCTTATCCATGTGGCTAATTACGCTGACAACGTACAGGGTTGTATTGGCCTTGGCATGGGTGTGTTCGCGGATCTTACGGGGGTTAGCAGTAGCCGAATTGCTATTGACCGATTCTATGAAATCACAGCAGGACAGAATAAATCGACTATAACTATCAGGTCAGGTTTCCTGAATGAAATTGGTTTGGACAGTGCCTAAAAAAAAAGAAAGCCATGTGCTGCTGGCGGGTGCGGGGTGCTTACCTATGATGTGCGATGCCTCAAGCACCGACGAGAGAGTACACGTTATCAAGATCCAGCCACGAAAAAGCGGCAGAAGTTATACCACAATCAAGGCTGGAAGATATTGCGCCGAAGAGTGCTGCAGCAGGAGCCATTGTGCAGAGATTGCAAAACAGAGGGCAGGGTGGTGGCAGCTACAGTGGTCGATCACATCGTTCCGCACAGAGGCAATGAATCTTTGTTCAATGATTTCGGAAATCTACAGCCACTTTGTAAACGGCACCACGATGTTAAAACTGGAAGGGGGGAATAATGTCTATTGAGATAAGTCTTAGTGCTGATGAAGTCATGGTGGCTCGATTGATAGGTGCGCACCGATACCGCCATGCCGAAAGTTGCGGGTGGGTTAACAAGAATGTCGATGGTGCCGATGGAGTTGAAAAGCACATTTATGGAGTAGCCGCAGAGTTGGCCGCTTGTTCTGCCGTTAACGCTTTCCCTGATCTACAGACGGAACCATCTGCTGTGCCGTGGTACGACTACAAACTGCCTTGCGGTGAGACAGTAGACGTTAAGGCAACACCAAGCGACAGTGGCAGGTTGATTGCTCATATTGGTTACGGCAAGAAAACACATGTAGCCGATCTGTTCTTGCTGGTTACTGGGCAGATCCCGAACTTCACTGTAGTGGGTTATGTACGCCGAGAAGAATTGATCAATGAGAAACGTATCGGTGATCTCGGTCATGGCCCGACTTACATTGTCCCGCAGGATGATCCTGCTTTTATCAAACTGGTATAGGAATAGAGCATGGAAATAGTAGAACGAAAGCTGGATGAACTCGAACTGTATGAGCGCAACAGTCGCTATCACGGTGAGGCACAGGTGGCGCAGATTATCCGAAGTATTGAGGAATTTGGCTTCACTAATCCGATACTGGTTAATGATAACGGCAGGGTCATAGCTGGTCATGGTCGCCTATTAGCGGCGCGTGAGTTGGGTCTGGAATCGGTACCCACTATTGCACTTACTGGCTTAACTGAGGCACAGGAACGGGCGTACATCATCGCTGATAACAAGCTGGCCCTAAATGCCACATGGGATGATGTAATGTTGAAGCTGGAAGTGGCAGACCTTGAAGCAATGGATTTCGATATGGAGATCATTGGATTTGAGGACGTAGAGTTTCTTTCGCTGTTTGGTGATGGGCAGAATGATCCTAATCTGGAATGGAAGGGAATGCCCGAATACGATAATGAAGATCAGACCGCCTTTCGCACTATCAAGATCCACTTTGCTAATCAAGATGATGTGGATACATTCACAAAGCTACTGAATCGGCAGATTACCGAAAAGACCAAATACTTATGGTATCCAGAAGCCGAGATTGGCCATGTGACCGACAAGAGGTATTCCAGTGAATCCTAGTTTCCCGCTATACATCGTTTCCAAGGGCCGTTGGGATAGCCGCCTGACTAGTAAAGCACTCGAGGGAATGGGAGTGCCGTATTATCTTGTGATTGAGCAGCAGGAATATGACAAATATGCCGCTGAGGTGAGTGAAGAAAGATTGCTGGTATTGGATCCAAAGTTTCAAACTGACTATGACACCTTTGATGATCTCGGAGATACCAAGAGCAAGGGGCCGGGGGCCGCACGAAACTTTGCGTGGCAACATGCGATCGACAACGGCTTCGATTGGCATTGGGTAATGGACGACAACATAGATGGGTTTTACCGACTAAACCAAAACCTCAAAGTACGGGTATCAGATGGAACGGTATTCAAATGTATGGAGGATTTTATATTACGGTATCAGAACGTGGGTATGGCGGGTCCGAACTATTGCATGTTTGCGCCGAGGAAAAAGATCCAGCCGCCGTATGTATGCAACACCCGCATTTATTCCTGTAACTTTATCCGTAACGATCTGCCTTACCGATGGCGTGGACGATATAATGAAGATACGGATATATCACTACGAATGCTCAAAGATGGTTGGTGTACTGTTCAGTTCAATGCCTTTCTTCAAATGAAGACACCGACTCAGGTATTGCGCGGCGGCAACTCCGAAGAATTTTATGATAAAGAGGGAACGCTACCGAAGTCACGAATGCAGGTGAAGATGCACCCCGATGTATCCACGCTGGTATGGAGATTCGGACGCTGGCACCACCATGTAGATTACCGACCATTCAGAAAGTTGAAGATGGTCAAAAGAGAGGGTATCGAGATCCCCGATGGTGTGAACAATTACGGTATGGAATTAAAGCAGATTGAGGGTGAAGCATGAACGGTGATATGAAATTCGTTAACGGGCTGATAGCCAAGAAGCCGCATGAAAGGGCGCCAGAGTTCGTAAAGGCCAAGTTGTCAATGAGGCGTGAAGAATTGATTGAATGGCTACAGCAGCAAAGCGGTGAATGGGTCAATGCCGATGTTAAGGAATCAAGGGCCGGCACTTGGTACATATCGGTGGATGATTGGAAGCCGAATAACCAGCAAGACACTGGAAGCAATTACCCACCACCACCACCACCCGAAGATTTCGATGATGATATTCCCTTTTGATATGGAGTTATTTGGATGAACATTGGCCCAATAAAAATCAGATTACCCGCTGTCCCATACGGCGCTATATGTATATTCCCGTTCGTGTTCTATGACCGTGACGGTCACGATGCGAGCCATGAGGAAACACACTGGTGGCAGCAATTGGAATTGTTGATACTTCCGTTTTATTTCTTATATGCGCTGTTCTATCTGTTTGGCCTTATCCGCTGGCGCGATCATCAGGTTGCATATTATCGAAATCCTTTTGAAGTCGAAGCCTACGTTAATGAGTTGGACGATGGCTATTTGGATGATCGAAGATGGTACGCATGGATGCGCCATGTTGGATATTGGTTTGGTGAACACGAATGACACACACACCAGAACTAAGGGGCCATATAGTTAACGGAGGGGATGATGAAAATACTTAATCTTTACGCCGGGGTGGGTGGTAATCGCAAGCTGTGGGCCGATAACCATCAGGTCGTGGCTGTGGAGAGCAGCGAAAAGGTGGCTGCTGTCTATCGAAGGCTGTACCCCAACGACAGAGTGGTAGTGGGGGATGCACATAGCTACCTGTTAGACCACGCGCACGAATTCGATATGGTCTGGTCGTCCCCGCCCTGCCAGAGTCACTCTAAGATGAACAAAGCGACACGACACAAACACCTGCGGTACTCAACCACAAATCCTACATGCAGAGGTTCAGTGAGGGCAAAGAACCACACTTGGCGCATGACAGGGAGTTGTATGCGGTTTTGGACACAGAGGTTAAGGGGTAACTATGAAGGCGTACATGTGCGAGCCATACGACTGTAGCGAAAGCGTTGATCTAGTGTTCGCTGACAATCGAAGTCAGGCAAGGCAAATAGCGCAAGGGCGTGGTGAATCTTGCAATGAATGCGAGTTCATTGAGATACGCGCAATCAGGGTGCCGCAAGCCGACAAGTACGAAGGGATGACTGTCACCGCTGAAATATGGCGAGACATAGGTTGGCACGACTTTACCGCTACCTGTGACACCTGCGGGAAGTGCGGGATGTCTGATTGGCAGGATGGTACTAACAAGACGGAATGGGATATATGCCCTGATTGCGTCCAGTGTGGCGAGTGCGGGTGTACCTGTGCGGAGAACAATGCAGTTAACAGGTTTATGGAGGAAGCGTGAACGATATACCGGATATAAAACCCCAAGAGGACACACCCTACACTGTGACCAGTGGCGACATAAAGTACACC